CTGGATTGTGGTTTAAGATGGTTTGATGAGCGTTCATTTGTAACTTCTTGTTCAAAAAATTGTAGTAAAATATCCGTTTGAGCTGGGAAAGGAGGGATGATGGTCTCCCATTTCACTCTATTCTCGATGGCGCCGTGGTCTAGATTGTGGTTTAAGATGGTTTGATGAGCGTTCATTTGTAACTTCTTATTCAAAATTTTGTAGTAAAATATCCGTTTGAGATGGGAAAGGAGGGATGCTCTTAATGGGTGGTCTTGCTTACAAAAAAGGATATTTTAGCTGGGAATGATGGTCTCCCATTTCACTCTATTCTCTATTGCATCGTGGTCTCGATTGTGGTTTAAGATGGTTTGCGGAGTGTCCTTTTCTTCTCTTAATCGAAAAAAAATCGACTAAGCTGACATTTGAGGAGGGAAAGGAGGGACGCTGTAAATGGGTGGTCTTGCACCTCTTGATTTCCCTCCTGAAGACATTTAATAGAGGGAAGCTTATACGTGACGAAGATATCGTTTGGACAATTGTACAATCCCCGATTTTCGGTTTTCCTCGTCTCATTTCACTTCGTTCATGGTCTCACCTGAAATTTTAGAAAACATATGTTTTAAACCATAATCATGTAAGGATGATATGAGTTCACGCCATCCGCTCCTTGTATGGTTTGACTCCGCCATTCCCGCCCTTTTTCGGACCTTGATCTGAAAACGTTACACAACACTTTTACCCTACGGACTTTCCTATTTTAGGCGGGATGGCGGGTTCAAACCATTTTAGGCGTGAAGAGCGCGGGTAGGCGTGAAACTACCCTTTTTCTGGTCTCTTTTTGCATTTTCTGCGCAAATTCCCTTGAGACCATTGATGGTTTCCCGTTTTTTCCGATTTCTTTTAGGCGGGGTCACGACACTCTCGTCTGAGGTTTTATTACTTTTTTATTACTTTTTTGCCTGCCCCCATTTCAAGAAAAAATTAACAAATAAATAAATCATAATTACATTGACTGACAAAATACCAAACATTTTTTGTGTGGTACTGGTAATTATGGAGCAGACCAGTTCTATTGAATCACTAAGGCCAAGTCAAATACACACAGACTTGCTGTCTCCTCTGTCTGCCGCGGGACCCAGGTCATCAGTAGGTATGAGACTTTCAACCTTGTCCATTGCCACTAGTGACGACACGAAGTCGTCCACTTCAAGTATGTCCAAAGTAGATTACACATTGGTCAAAGATCTTGAAGCCTTTTTAGAATTCACTGTTTCGAACTTTGACTGGTATGAATTACAGTGCGGATCATCAGATATTGTCCGTAATTTCAACGATTTCACAAAACGTCTTAAAAAAGACTTACAAAATGACAGTGTGACCGGTGTCAATAGACGTCGTGTGTACATTTTTGAAAAAGGCACTTACGAGATAGTGTCTACTAGCCACATCATGAACATTGCACTTAACTTCTTTACTAAATATGGTTTGTTGACCTCCAAAAACGACGAATACAAAGTCATGTCAACAGACAAACCGTTTGTATGGGAAACCATTACACGTATGTCAGTCATCGAAGCCAAGCGATACCTTGAACGACATAGGTCATCGGCAATCACCTTGTTAGGAATGTTTTCCGACAACACCGAGCTGATCAAACAATTCATTGCACAAGATGGCTTGTCCTCGACCAAGTTTGTCACCGTGTTTAAGGAGCTTTCGCTCGTGTGCAAGTGCCTGTTTTGGTACCTCCGCAAAGTGTGTGTTGACATTTCTATCTCGGTCTGCTCACTTGCATCACAACCAAGCAAAAACCAAACTAGTGCCCTCTCACGGCTTAATATACAAGAAACCAATTCTATAAATGCGGTAAGCGTCGGTTCAACAAAACTTGATTCGGATTATGATATCACGTTGTACGGCAACTACAAAGTCATCTCAAACGTGATTAAATGCTTTGAAACTAATCTACAAACAATCTTTGGACCTTATGAAACCTCGGATACTCTATTTGATACCAATTTATATGGACTAAGTTTCATCAAACTTCAAGGAACGTTTGTATTTTCGCCCTCAGAAAATGATGTTATCTACTCCAATCCCATCACTTGCGGCTCCATAACATTACAGTACACACGTGCGTCAAATGCACACATCCAACACGTCTTTGCACTGATGAAACTACTAAAAAACATTAAATTTGTGGGAAGCTATTCCGACAGTTTGAGCTTACTTCTACTTAACTACATCGAGACAAACTGCAAGTTCAGTTCGTATTTAGACACAGCACACAATTTAATGAACTTTTTGCGAAAATATAGTGATTACAAACGATTACTTGATAACTTTGCCACCTTTTTCAAACGATACATGGACCATGATAAACTGAATGTATATAATACATACATTAGTATGGTCAATTACTATGGATCCGAGACATATTATACCCGTGGCGCGTTCCTAGATGTTGTCGTTAACCAACAAACGTGCAAGAACAACGGAATAGAGCTAACTTCAGTTGACTATGTTGATTCATTTATTGAAAATGTATCAGATTTGATGCAAAAGATACATAAGGAAAAATACATTAATCGTGCTTTGTTCGCTCTCAATAAACTTCAAGATAGTCCAGCCACACGCAAGGCAGCTAAACTTATAGAAGGCATCAAAAGTATTCAAAAAGGCTGCTCACAAGATATTCTTAAATGCAGCCACTTTTTACTCTCCTACAATTGCACAGTCGCTGTTACAGAAACTATTAATACACTTTCCACGACCGACGATGAAATTAAATCCAAGTTAAAATTGTTGAATGACATAATGAATAGAGAACTATAGTACTCCAAGTGGTGTCGTAACTCGTACGCTAGCTCGGGTACGGTAACAGGTGAAATTTAAATTAGTACTTGAATGTAAGTATGCCTCCAGGAATCATTCAACTCCAGGCTAAAGGAGACAAAGACATGTACATATCAGAAAACCCACAGATAAGCGTTTTCAAATACAACTATTATCGATCAATGAATTTTGCTGCGGAAACGATTGTATTGCCTCTAAATGACAATGTCAACTTTGGAAAGGCTACGAGCTGCAAGATTGAAAAGTACGGTCATTTGTTGTCCAAATTGTATCTATGTGTAAAGCTTCCCATGCTTACACAGAATGGAGGGTCTTATGCATGTTGGACAGACAATATTGGTCGCGCTCTATTTAGCAAGCCAATTGAACTTGAAATAGGAGGTGTTGTTGTAGACTACTGTTACCCTCAATTCCTTGACATGTACTCTGATTTGACAGAAAGTGCTCCTGTAAGCGGGCGAAATTTGATGACCTTAAAGTCCGACACATATGTATCAAATCAGCGCAATGCCACCCAAGAAACTGACCTAATCATCCCCATTGAGTTCTGGTTCACAAAAAATTACACACTTGCACTTCCTCTTTTGGCCATGTACCAACAACAAGTCAAATTGAATATGTATTTTAGAGACTTTTCTGAACTGGTGAATTATGACGGAGATGAACCTGATCGGGTCGAGGTTTCCGGAAGTCAAATGCTTGCCGAGTACATATTCTTAGACGACCAAATTATCTCTGATTACCAACAGAATACTCACACGTATTTGATTGAGCAAATACACTTTCAAGGCAACGAATCCATCCCTGCTAATCAACCTCTTTTTAATACGGCTCTTAAATTTACAAAGCCAACAAAGGAGATTGTGTTTGCGTGTGTCGAAACAGGTAATATAGAAAACAACAATTACTTTGTGTATTCTAGATCGTCCGACAACCGCGCTCCCATCAAGTCCGCTACACTTCTTCTTGATGGCTCAAGACGATTTGACAACTTGCCCGAGTTCTACTTCAGATCAGTTGTTCCTTACGCAATACACAAAACAGTGCCTTCTAAATACATATATTGTATTCCTTTCAGCATCCGCCCAGAAGACAATCAACCTACTGGACATTTTAATCCCGAACGCTTCACCGATGTTACATTGAATTTAAATATGACCCCGGACAATCCCCCAATGTCTATATTCATTTATGGAGTATGTTACACAATTGTACAAATACAAAATGGCGTCCTCACTGTGGCTTTCTAGATATCGCATTAAGGAAAAACTTTTTGCTTATTAGTTTTATACAACAAATGGCCATGAAAGATTCAGATCTTATTTTATACGGCATACTTGCAATTTTTGTGTACTTTTTGTTTTTTCAAAAGGATTCCACAAATGAAAACTTTGAAACGCCTCAAAACATCTATCTAAACACATTTTACATGGGAAAAAAAAATGATCCTCGATTTAAAGCCAGGTTTAAGGACTATTCAGAATTCTACCAGTGGTTTATGATGTATGATGACCACGCCTATCGAGAAGCCGAACGCGTGCGCAATGAACTATTGCAATGGCATAAATTAAATTCAGAACTACGCACACAAATAAAGATCATCAATGCCAAAGCAGCCTCAGCACCTGCTCCCGCACACACGGCCACACCTATGGACACACACACGCCCACACCTCTGGCACGGCCTATGTCCCCTCCAACTGTGTCTCAACCTGCACCACCGCGTCCTATATCCCCTCCAACTGTGTCTCAAGCACATTCACCTGCACCACCGCGTCCTATGTCCCCTCCAACTGTGTCTCAAGCACATTCACCTGCACCACCGCGTCCTATATCCCCTCCCACACAGTACACCCATTTGGTATCTCCACATCAAACAGCAAAAGTAACGCGTCGATAAAACCATAATAGAACCATTTTTGTACATATACTATGTAAACTGTGTGTACACAGTATGTACAAAAATGACGTTGTACACACACCCTTTAGGTGCTTTTAATTGATTGTGCAAATTGCATGGATTCAAATGTTTGATCGCAGTATTTGAGTTCTTGGCGGAGGGCAATGATGGTGACGAATTTGGTTGGGCGGTAATTTGCGTCACCTTTACTGCGATTGCTGAGGTTATCAAGGAATTGTAGAATAGGAATGGTCAAGGCGTTATTGGATTCGGATACTTTGCGGAGTTCTGAACGTGGATCTACAAAGAATTTGGAAGTAGTGTATCCACCTGTATCGGATTGCATTGTTATGGGTGATTCCCGATAGTTTTTCTTGTTAAAGTAGTACACCATGTGATTAATAGTTTCGTTTATATACACACCTTGCTTGAGCACACCCAGTATTTCTTTGGGTGTGTACTCGCTCGCAATTTCGGGACGGGCATGTTTTGCAATCAGCTGTTCGCCACCACTAGGCGCTAGTACGGATTCAATGGTGGTCTTTGTAGAGTCAATAAACGTATTAAATATGTCTGTTGGTGATTCCCTTCCTGCTGTGTCTACAAAGGTAATGTACCCGCGCGTGTCATTCTCAAACGTCACCTCAAACACCATATACAAATGCGAGCGGCTTGACTCTGGATTATTAGGCGTTTTGGCCACACGCAAATTTCGTTTTCTGTAATTGTCTGTGATCCTTGTCAGCCCAAACAAATCCGATTCTTTGATGTCATCTAGATCAATTGCCGACTTGAGATCAGCTGCAAATTGGTTGTTTTCTGCGTAGGTGAATTGCTCCAATTGAGGAATTTTGCCCACAAGCGTGTGGATCTTGCCAGTAATCTTTTTAAAGTTGAAATTAATGAGTGAATAATATTGCTCAAAAAGATACTTGAGCTTAAATGAACGCACTCCACGAAGGTTGCTCCTTGCAAAATGAATTAGACCTGGTATTTTTCCATTGCCCAAGAGCGTCATCGTCTTGCCACTGCCACTTGCACCATATCCAAAAATAACCACCGAATACCCGTCCTCAACTTGACGTATGGTGCTCCACAACCCTGGGCTCACCGTATCTTGGGATTGTACAATGGAATCTACATCAATGTGTGTAGCTGAATTGTCAAGGGCGGTCACAACGGACTCTGAATTTTCTATGCCTGTGTAGACGTCCTTGTTTGTAAATGACTGATCAAACACGCCGTAAAACTCGCCAAAACTCTCTTCACGTGTCCCGCACGTAATCTTTACGCGTTTTTGCTGGATTCCTCCATTAGACTCGATTGACACTGTGCGGTTGCGCTGCTCAAGGCCTAACAAAGGCTTGATACGAATGTATACACGCACCGCTCCAGAAAGGTCTTCATAGATATTTGTAAGAATTCGGTCTTGATCTCTGTACTCAACTTTGTTTGTATCCCAGTACCTAAGTAGTGCAAAAAGTTCATCACAAAATGATTTGGGAACGCGATCCTTAAGGATATCGCTTTTAAACAGTTCCAAGTTTTGTCTGCACCTAGCATCTGTAATGTACTTTTTCAGATCAAGAAAGTCAATGTGACGATTAATCCCCGTTTTCACAGCTTCAAATTGCGTGCGCACAGAATTCTTGACAGTTTCAGAAAGACCACTAAATTCACCCGCGTTTGAATTAATTACTGCGTCCAGCTTTTTAATGATTTCTTGTTTACGGAAAAATACGTTGTTTAGAGCACAAAAAGCCTTGACTACTGCATAACAATTTTCAAAATCGGGTTGTGGGACGGCTGTTGTGTCGTTTTTTGACAGCAACTCTTTGACCGATTCGAGCTCACGTTTAAGACGTGCAATTTGGGAATTGTAATTTGCTGATTGTGTATTTGACAAGTCATTTAGCCTTTGTATTTCACGGTCGCGAATATTAAGCTGAATAAGGTTGTCTGCAACCGTCTTTGTTAACTGTTTTCGAATATCTGAAAGTGCTTGTCGAAGTTGAATGGATTCGGATGCAGACACATTTGCTGACTTGCTGGCTTCCAAAAGATCCGTGACCTGTTTCAGCTCAGCCAAAAGCTTGTTGCGGTGTGCCTGAACGTCTATGAGCTCCGAACGAAGGCCATTTGCCCAATTAGCATAGATTCCATTGTACTCCTTTATCTTCTGGATAATGGCTTCCTTTTGTGAAAGCACAGTTTGTGCACACTTTTGATAATGGGCTTGCATTGCTAAAGCCTTTACTTGAGCCTGCTTGAAAAGATCACGTGATCTTAAAAGTTCATTTTGAATCGTATTGATTGCATCAAGCAATTTTTGCTTGTCAACTGTGTCAGCCGTGCCTGTGGTAGTGGTGTCTGTGGTGGTACCTGTGTAAATTGGCGTATTTACAAATGTGTTTTGCACTTCTTGCAGTTGACGACGCAATGTTTCATTTTCGGACTTTACACCCATGTAAAGGGTTTTAAGTGAAGTGTAATTGACGGCATTGCTGCGAATGTACTCTTCCATCTTGCGATTGTAGTCCTTTATTCTTGATACAATTAGGGCTTTTTGAGAGACAATAGTATCTACGCAACTTCTCAAGGTATCATATTTTTGAGACAATGCCCGCACACGTTCTGCATTTTGGCTGTCTACTACAATCGGTTGTCCGGATGCCAAAAAAACAGCTTGCGGTGGTTTAGTTGACTGTTTCAAAGACATTTTCAATGAGCTAATAATTTTCTTGGCCATCTCAGGTGATACCTTTTCTGCATTCAGTGTCACTGTGTCGAGATCAGTATCTCCTAATGGCTCTACAACTGGTATCTTGTCCGTAATCTTTTTAAAATCACTTTTGAGCAACATTTCTACTTCATGAATATCTCCTAACGTCTTTATATTACCGTCCCCGTCTAGAACTCCCACACTCGACTTGTTTAATATAAATCCTACTGTAGAATCAGATGAGATGTCCTTTACCATACCTGGATACTTTGACTTGATATACTCTGTCAAGTTCATTTATACTTACTTGACAAATTAAAAATGTTTCTGAATTCCTTTTTTTAATCAATCATACACACACCTAAATCCGTATTTTTGTTTGTGTTGCCTGCAGGAACGCCGGTCTTTGATCTACCAACACGCACCTGTTCATTCATGTATTCTGAGGTTGTATTGTTCGTTTCATTTTTAAATTCCAAAAAAGCCTCTCGGTTTCCTTGGAGGCTTTGTACCACGTCAAATGTCCCTTTGATGTCGTCTTTCACGGCATTAAACCATTCTCGACTCCGAGGGATGCTTCTGACAACGTACTTGGTTATTGTATAGTATGTCTCTTTTGCGGCGGAGCCAAGAGCTTTCAAGTTGACGATTGTCCAGTGTATATACTCGGTATTTGTGCGCACATCGGGACTTGGGTACAAAAATTTTGGATCGGAATCAGTGTCTGGGAGTTGAATGGCCACGCCTTTGTGTTCAGCAGTGCTTTCACAAAACTCTGTAAAATCTCCAAACTCCCTTATTTCACATTCTATAAAGTCGCATTGTTCGAGGTCGCACACTTCAAGTTGTATTTGCACTTGAACCCAGTAGTAGAGTGGAATGCAGCCGGCATCAATTTTACGGCTTTTAGGACATTTTATCTCAAGCATTACACCGTCCTCGGTAATACCATCGGGACTTGCTGCAAGCCAGCTTAGAGAGCCATGTGGAACAAGCCCAAATTCAAGTAATTTCTTGTTTGTTAATTGACAGTATAGTCTAGATGCGGCATCTTCATATTTCTTGCCCCACAAGGTGTGCACGGTGTCCTTGTACACATATTCGTCATAAAACAAACTGCACTTTTTGATAATGTAGTCCCTTTTTTTTTCATAAGGGTTTAATGGATCTGAGTCCTTGTATTTGAATCCAGTTAGTCCAAAGAGATCTACATATGGTTTGCACACACGCTCTGACCTAAACAAACAACTTGCTGCTTCACTTGCTGTTATCATAGTCTGCCTCGCCTTGTACCATTCGGGTGTTCTTTGAACAGGCTGGGGACGTTTAAGTAGCTGCTGGACCTTTTCACACACGGGCATTGTAGAGACGTGCGCTTTGTAAATTAAATTCAATTTAATTCAACTAACTTTTTAAGCTGCAGCGTTCGTGGATTCGCCTGTGGACTCACCTGTAGTTATCTGTTGTGGTGGTTTTGGTAGTGATGGAGCACCTTTACCAGTGAATTTGATAAAGTATGCAGCAATGACAAAGAATATACCAAAGCCAGTGAGGACATACCCCCGAACTTTTTCCACTTCAAAAGATTTGTTGTTTTTCTTAAGTGCCTCCATTTTGCCCACAAAATAGGTACCCAAAGTCAGCAAGACAATTCCTGAAGATAAAAATATGGTATCATATTTGCTTGTGATATTGATAATTACACCAATTAATATAAACACAGCACCAAATGTAAAGAGAAGTTCTCCTTGTGTTTTTTCTACATCGGAATTGACATTTGATTCTATAAGACCTTGCTTTTGACCGTCAAAAAAAGACCCTACAGCTAAAATTAACATTCCTGTAAATATGAATAAGCTTCCCCACATTTATTATTACCAATCAAAATCAAATTCTGCATTCGTTAGTTTTTCCAATTTATTACATTTGATTACATTAAATGTCCGAGGTTAACAGCATTGAAACTTTGCTCGAAGAATACAAGGTTTTGGACAAGCTGTACAATGAGGCTCAAAACGACTTTACTAAGAAGGGCACAATTGATCATGCAAAATATCGTGATTGCATCAATCGTTCTGCCAAAATGATCAAATTCCTTGATGATCAAAATCAATTTGTTACACAACGTCACAAGGATATCATTAAACATGTGTATTTTATTAGTGCTGAGCTACTAGTGCGTACCATTGGATTGCAGATGGATCGCAAGGGACTTACTGCACAGGAAAAAAATACACTGTATATTTCGATTGCACATCTTAGAAAGGTGTTGAATCTAGAACCATTTCATAGTGATGCCAAAGAACTGTATAAAATCGTATTCTTGTATCTTACATTGTTTAATCCAAATGTAGAAGAGAACTTGGGATACCTAAGACAAGTAGTGATGGTGGATCCATGTGACTATCAGGTGCAATACAATTACGGGTTCTTGTATCACCGGGCAAATAAATTGGAAGATAGCATTATTCACTACAAAATGGCCATTGGACTGATTGACACTTTGCTCCTTCATCCAAAGGCGAGTCGCAAGTCCTTAAAGGAGTTCAAGGTCAAATGCCTTAACGGTATTGGCAGTGTGTATTACAGCATTCAGGATCGCGATACGGCATTGTATTACTTTGACCTTGCGCACAAGATCTTACCTGATGATCCTGATATAAACAACCAGATGGCTGTTGTGTACACAGAACTTCGTTTCACGGACAAGGCAATTTATCATTATGAGCGTGGTATAAAAAATATCAGCAAGGCGCACATTTCAGTGGATTCTGATATGCTTGCAGCAAGCATGAACATGAATATGGGGTTGGCAAAATGTTATGAGTGTGACTTTATTGGTGCCATAGAATGTTACAACAAGGCGCTCAAGTACAAGCCCAGGTTGTCGCTTGCGTATCAGAACAAGTTGCTTGATTCAAATTACATTTCACATCTGATTGATGACCCTATGTACATTGCTAATTTGCACAAGAACATTAATAAAATTTATCCAGTGGTGATATCTGATTACCGCAAGGGCTGTCCGGAATACAAACCTAAAACGGAGCTCCTCACGTTTACATCTAAAGCAGATCTCATTCAACGTGGTGTAAAGGTCAACATTGGATTTGTTTCAGGCGATTTTATTTGTCATCCTGTGAGTTATTTCCTAAACAGTATTTTGAGTCATATCAATTATGACTTGTTCAATGTCCATTGTTACTCTGTAAAGGTAGTAAGTTTACATGATACATACCCAAAATGCAAGTGGGCGGTGGTCAAGAATATGTCTCCTGAAGATTTTAAAGCCAAAATCCAGGCGGACAAAATTGATGTCTTGTTTGATTTGTCAGCACATACAGGAGACAACCGATTGGACACTTTTGTGTTGAAGCCTGCACCCATTCAAATAAGTTATTGTGGGTATCCTAATTCTGCGGGCATCAAGAGTATGGATTATCGCATCACAGACACGTTTTGTGACAGCGAAAAATCGCAAAAGTACTATACCGAGCGACTTGTTTTTATGAAACATTGCTTTTTGGCTTATACGCCTGGTATGGGAATAAATAATTTACCTGGACTGGCGGCTGTTCAACCATGTACAAGAAATGGGTACATTACATTTGGGTGTTTCAACAGGTATAACAAAATCAACAAGCTTGTCATTTCTATTTGGGAACGTGTGTTGGCCGCTATACCTGATGCAAGATTCGTCATCAAGACAAAGGAGTTTTTGACTCCTAAACTAAAAAAACAGTTTGAGGATAGTTTCACAGACCGCTCTATTCTTCAACGTATCACCGTGTTAAACTATTCAGATACGTACCATGAACATCTATTGGACTATAATAAAATGGATGTGGCTCTTGATACATTTCCCTATTCGGGTACGACGACTAGTTGCGAAGCCTTGTTGATGGGCGTGCCAATCATAACGCTGTTTGACAATGTCAGGCACTATCACTCCCAGAATGTCACAACAAGTCTCATGAAAAACTCGGGGATGCAGGAATTCGTTACGTTTTCGCACGACGACTATGTTAATAGGGCGGTTTACTTGGCGAAAAATATGGCTAGTCTACAAAATCTTAAACACAACGTTCGACAAAAGTTCCTGAATGGACACGTCTGCAATTACACAGAGTTTGTGGACGAATTTGAAAACAAGATCTTGGATCTGTACAAGGATCACAAATGGTAGTGAATCGTATTGAAAAAAATACTTTTAGATACAAATTGTATGGGCAGCAAATTAAGTAAAGGATCCCAATCCAGTGTAGAAACGGCCAAATTGAGATCTCAAATAAAAGAGCTCAAAATGAAGATAAATGGAATAGAAAAGGCCCTCTCAAAGTTAAAGGTGCAAATAGAATTGGACAAACAAGCACAATTTAAGCAGCAATTTAAAATGTGAACAATTTTTACTTTGTTAATTTTAAATGACAACACCATTTGCTATTGCAATTGCAATGCTGTTGTTGGAATCAGTAATTATATACTATTATCCCGTGACCAAGTTTCCTGTAACTTCTGTATTTCTTACACGGATAGTTGCTGCAGTAGTTATTGTAACGGGGAGTTATCTATTAGCAGATTACATTCAAACTACCAGTCGATTTGACGTCAATGTGGATATTACACCATTCTTGACGGGTTTATTGGTTGTGTTGTTTGAGTTTTTTATTTACAATAGTTATGCGTTAAGAGGCTTTACACAAGGTACGGACTTGGATCCATTTAATAAGATATTGGCAAAGTTTACATTTACAGTGTGCGCTGTATTCTTAGCAAAAGGAATGACTCGAGACTCGATTACTCCAGTTGATTGACTTTAATGAATTGTAACAGTTGAGTTTTATACGGTTCAGGGATATTTCGTTTTATGTATAGTATTCGTTGAACGTTAAGTGGATCCTTTGCATCCATGTTTCTGATGTAGCTTACATTTAGCACTTTATGCAAGATCAAGTAAACTTGGCAGGCATCGTAAGATCCGTCCACAACGTATCCATGACGTTTGAGGAGAAGCTCGCATACTTTTTTTCTATGACGTTTACACAAAGTTTTGTATTTAAAGCATTGATCTAGAATTTCTTTAGGGCTCATATTCTTGGAGACGTACTCAAGAAAAAAGTCCATCTTACTTAACTATACACAATTAAATAATTGTATGCTTAATTGTGTAATTTATTTGGGTTTAGACATAATTCCATTGTAATTTGATTCCATCTGATGTTTGAACGTAGCCATGAATTGCAAGTTGTCCGTTATGAAGTTCTGAGTGACATTTGTGGCACAACGCAACCAAGTTTCCCAAGGTATTTTTGTGAAAGTGTGATATAAAGCCTCGTGTGTCTGCCGTGTTTTGGAAATGGATGTGGTGTGTTTCGAGCTCCTTCTGCGTGGGATTGTGTGGACGGTGTCCGCATATTTCACATGATTCTACAATTTTTTTCGCATTATACTTGCTGGAATTTGCCCGCTTGTGAGTACGTTGGGTTAGTCCATTGCGGATCTGGAACGCCTTATCTATAAGCATTTTGTTGACACCTGTCGCACGGGCCACTTCAAGTCCATAGAGTTCATCACATACTCCCTCACGGAGTTGGCGTTCAAAAGTGATTTTTCCATTGTCAATGTGCACGCTTAAATGGCAAATTTGCAGACCTCGACAATTTTTAATACATTCTAATTTACTGACTTCTGTGAGATGCGTTGTGAAAAGGAATTTTGCTCCCCGGTCTTTTAAGAACAGTACTGTTGATGCAAAAATACTTGTTGCAGAAATATGTTCTGTGCCTTTTGTGAGCTCATCACTTAAAACAAGTGTATACGAATCTGCAACTTCAGCAATCCTGCGCAAACCGGACATCTCAGCCACAAACGAGCTTTGGCCTTTCATAATATTGTCTTGCATGTCTACCTGGGACGCGATGGTATGAAAAGGGGTCAAGACGATTTCAGATGCGGGTACATACATGCCGCATTGTGCAAGGATCACAGCGATTCCTAGTGATCTAAGTAAACTGCTTTTACCTGTGGAGTTAATTGCGTACAATATCATCCCAAACTGATTTTCGTCCAATGTCACATCAGCTGGTACATAAATCGTCTTGGAAATACGCTCGATAACGGGGTGTCTTAATCCAGACACACTTATACCCGACCCCTTGTCTGACGTGCTTATTTGAGGTAGACAGTAATTGTATTTCCTCTTGAGCAGAACACTTGACAAACAAACGTCCATTAATGCTATTGTATCTACAACTGCATCAGCAAATGGGGTTGCACTTTTGTATAGCCTTTCTACAAGGGTTCCAGTTTCGCGACGCACAGATTCGTCAAGCACAGCACGTGACGTTTTGATGGTGTCTGATACCCTTTCTATTTCATTGCTAGTAATCTTAACAGTACTTGAATTAGTTTTTATCCGTAGTTTATCCATGAATTCCTTCGGCAACTTTTTGCGCAAAATTTCCATTCGTATCTTGGTCGTGGTAAAGGTGTATTCAGATTCAGTACACACAAGTTTTACTGAATCGGGTTGACCAATGGCATCCTCTAGTACCTTGCGTATACCCGTTAGTGTGTCAAATTGAGCCTGGATATCACTTGCAAGTTTGTCAAGGTATGGATACACACCTCGATGAAAAGGATGCATATGCTTGTCATCCGTGATTACATTTAGTATTTGTGTCACAAAGGTTTGTATTTCTGACACAATGGTTTGTACGTTTTTCTGTAATTGCCCTTGTAACTGTACATGAACTTCATTAGACAACTTAGAGAGTATATCTATAACCTGCGTATACGTTTGTGCAATTAACAGGATGTCACCTATATTTGCAATCCCTAGAGCCAACTTACGATGCAGTTTAGACACATCTACCGTCTTGGACAATTCGGCTCTTACATAGTCAAAAGACGCATCTTTGTCGAACGCTTCGCATAGATTAAGACGTGTGCGTATTTCGTCGGGGCATTTAAATGGTTTAGACAACCTCATTCGCAGCTCACGTCGTCCTATAGCAGTGACGGTGTGATCGACGACATTGAATACACAATCTGTCTTTTTGCGACCTCCAAAAATGCCAAGCTGGTGAAGTGTATTCAACTGCAAGGACACTCCATCTGACTGGTGTACTAGCTTAGGCGGACGCAAATTTACCAGGTACCGTTCATTGTGGCTCTCGAGAAATTCAAGTGCAAGTACACAGTTGTATAGACTTGTTGGGTGATATTCCATGTTAAAGTACTCAGCAGGTGAGATTAATCCAAAATTGATCCAGGAATACACACGTCTAAAAAATCTATCTTGAAAATTGACATTTTCCGCGGTATTGTTCGCCATTAAGAAGTGAATGGAATCGCAATCTATAGATTCGCGTATTGCTGTTTCAAATGATTCTGTGTTTGATCGACTAAACACAACAAGCTCTGTTATGTCGTGTGCCTTTGACAACTCACCTAAAGTGTCCAGATTTGGTTCCACTTCGTAAACAGTTACTTCACTTGTAGCTACATCTATGCACACCACGCTCATCACCTGTTCAAATATCACAGTCATAAGCACGCAATTCCTAGTGTCAAGGACATCCAGCGGCATTGCTCCAAGCGAGTAAACTCCAGTAACCTTTCTGGCCTTGGGATTGTCATCAGATTGCTCGACCACTACTACTGTGTATCCATTGTCGATGAGTGACAATGTGTACTTGTTTAAACTTGCAAGGGGAAATCCAGAAAGATAAGGGTTACTAAGAGAAACTTCCTGAATCCCTTTATTACTCCGTGTTACATTTACATTAATTACACTTGCTACCTTGTGAATGTCGAATTGCCCTCCTGGAAGACCCATCATCTCGTAAAATGCACCCATTTGCATCAACACCACCGTCCTATCACCATATTTTGAGGCATATTCCTTGTGTAAGTTGAAGTAATACTGTATTACCCCCTTTTCAGATGCACTCATTTCATACAATTAATTACGTAGTTTAGTTTGTTTTAAATAAACACACGCGTGTGTGATGTATGTGCGTGTGTTAAAAAAGAATAATTGGATTAAATAATTTTATGTCATTTGTATGAACTGCGGTAATATCATGGCCAGAACCTGTAATATAATCAACTATGACCACAGTGTACTTTTTAGATACTAAACTAGGAATTAATTCAGAAAACAGCTTTTTTGAAACACATATAGGATCACTTGCATTGTTCAGGGTACGCAATTCATATTTATCACTAGATGTGTCTTGTTGAATTTGGTAAAGTATACACGTCTGTTCGCCATAACGTGCAATGCATTCCTCGTCAAACTTGGAGTTGGGTGATCTAGAGTCAGGATAGTAAAGGTAATCTGATAAGATCTTGCTGTTAGCGTGTAATTGTGGTGTTGATGAGATTTCTCTTGGTATGTATTCCGTACGGTCTAACTCTAAATCGAGCTTACTCAGTTTACGCTTCACTGAGCGTGTACCTTGCAAGGCCATTAATACCATTACAAGACATTCTGAAAAAAATTTACTTATTCACACGTAAAATTGCAAAGGTAAATTAACGTATGTAAATTTACGTAAGTTAATTTATTTGGTACTTACAATACAACAATGGAACAGTTAAAAGAATTTTCAAAACGAGCAGAGGAGTTTATTCAACCCGCCATGACAAATCCTTACATTATGGCAATTCTAAAAATAACGTTGACATTGTACGCTTCTAGTATTGCACCTAATCCCCCGGATTTCATGAAGGGACTTTTCAAGAACACTTACTTTAAGATGCTTGCACTTACATTGATTCTCTACATTAGTCAAGTTGATTTCCAATTAAGTATTATTCTCTCTATTGCCTTTGTTGTTACGATGAACGTTCTTTCTGGTCGAAGTGCACTCGAGTCTTATGCAAATTACACAGCTCAATACACACCAACAGCAACGAGCAAACTCATAGAACCTCATATTCATATTCATCCAAGTTGTATCAATGTGACAAATGATCAGCTCATTGCACTGTTTGGCGGGGACACCCTAAAGCTACAAGAATCTGTCAATCAAGCTTACAAGCAATTGCTAAGTTCTACTAAAGGCACTGCAAACGAAGTACTCCAAAAGTTTGCACGTGCAATGGGTTTGCCCTACAATGTAAGATGGGAAGAACCTACGACTGCACCTCTTGTAGCCACTTTGCTTATCAATGCTGGTGTCATTGTTACTGAAAAGTGCAAACCTCCTTCTGATGGAAATGGCGAATGGAGGCAAAACTTTACTGATCCAGAAGCTGTGGCAAGTGCCCCTGTGTAACTAATTCCACTTTAATTGGTTGTTCACCAGGACCAAAAAACGAATGTCTAGCTCCTCGTCGGAAATTGCTTTGTAGAATTGATCAAATGTAGGGAACAAGTTCAAATGCAAATTTAGCGGACACACTATTTTTTTGTAAAAGTGACGCTGTAGCATTTTTAAATTGCCACGTTTGAAAACCAATATCTTTTTCGCAATGGTGGACTTGTATGTCTCAACAAGAATACCCGTGTCCCTAAAGTTATTGACAACTATTACAACACAATTGTCTAGTTTGTTTACCAATTGAGCATCCTCAAGTACCAATTGGAAATCTACAATCACCACGCATTTTTTATGTTCCTTTGTAATTAGCTTTTCTGTAAACTTGGAGTGTATTGTAAACTCTGTAAAATACAAATAAGGATTCTCCAGCAGCATTTTTTTATAGCTATATTTGTTCTTTGAATTGCTTAAAACTTTTATTGTCTTTTGAAAAGTACTTTCTGTCGCTGCATTGCTCAATTTATGAAGAATATCCCCCAACGTCCTCATATTTTCTTTGGCATCACTCCCTACAATAAATACTCGTGATTCGGCCAATTCCGATGCCTTCAAGATATACTTTGTGAATACAGGCTGGTCCTCTTCGCTATCGCTGTCGTTGGGGCGCTCGCTGTCGCTGTGGCGCTCGCTGTCGTTGGGGCGCTCGCTGTGTTCGCTGTCGCTGTGGCGCTCGCTGTCGCTGTGGCGCTCGCTGTGCTCTTTGGGGCGCTCGCTGTGTTCGCTGTCGCTTAGAGGTGGTGTACTTGACGTACTATTTGACGTGGTCGACATACTATTTGACGTGCTATTTAACGTTGTATTTGTGATTGAATTTTCAGTCTTTTTGTTTGTCTTCTTTAATGTTGGTGGAACAAAAAAGTGGCTTAGTATTTCTGTTAGTTTGTCCATTAATACTTAAGTCTTTAAAAAAGTTGATCAAGTTTACCGCAATGATGCTGTTTTAGAGCGTGCCCACAGGACAGAATATGGGAGATATTTGTAGTCTATATCAAATGCCTTTCGAATGATATATTTTTCGATGGGGCTTTTGGTGTAGTCATAACGTTGAGGCGATTTGAGGCTTAATGAGATGCTATTGATTAAACTAACAAACGTCAAATCGGTAAAGGGAAACGCAAATTCGATGCCATTATACATTTCATCATAGTTTAGGGTTGGCGGAATTTCCAATTGAAATAGTTCATCAAGGTAATATCCTGACAAAAGAACTTTAATGTTTGTATGTGAAAGGACATACTCTACAAGATAATCCATGGGAGACCGTGTTTGCACGGACCGTGTTTTTTTGTCCACGGATAGTTTGTGGTGTCGCAGTTGAGATTCTGGATACATACGTCTACAGTAATCAACGCATTCTTCAGCAACGCGGATATCTGTTTCTCCAATGGTAATTAGATCAATGTCTAATTGAGGGTAATTTTTGAGCAATACAGCGAGGATAATACAACTATCAAACCCTGCGAGGAGTATGCCAAATGAGACGTCTGTGTTGTATCTTCTTAGCACGGCAGAAGTTGTTGTTTCACGTATTTCATTGTATAACCTCGATAGTTGATCAGGTGTAGGCACTAGATACTTCAATTCCGATTCCATGTTAAACCACTTGCAAAATGGCAATGACTTGCTATCTTTATCAAGGGCCCCTTGGAAACTCCAATAAGATCCAGGTGGAACTTCAGACACGGTAAATTCTGATGTGTTCTTCAAGATAAATTCAGGCACAGATGATAATTCACTCACAAACATGTAAAACAACCGTTTGGGGTCTGTGCTAGAAACCATGTACAAGCTACGCATTCCCATGGGGTCTCTTGCAACATATACATTGGTCTTTTTTGTGTCAAATGTTCCCGTGTTTTCAGTAAGCACAAAGCTATAATCTCCTTTGATCATCTGTAATGTTTTCTCTAGACCATATTGTATATACAACGGCAAGATGATTTCCACATCCGATGTTGTGTCGAGGTCACGCTCCGTCAAATTAGCCGACTGAACTAAATCTGTGTAATTGTATACGGATCCATTACACAACAACTTTCGTATTGGTCGTGTGCGGAGTTCTGGGTACTTTTGTACCTTGTGTAATTTGGGGTCACTAAATGGCTGTACGTAGTTGTCTGATGTATCGTTAATCTTGGTATGATGGTATCCATATGTGTAATTGATTTGTTTGTAGTTTTGGATCTCACGTTTGCTTAAACACATTAGCGCTTGATTGTAGTTTACTTGATTAATGCAAGGAGATGTGTCCGTTTCAAATGATGTGTCATCTTGTCCACGCGATTTCATTTTCATAAAATAAGTGACAAAATCGGCATTAAAACCAATGTCATTGTAAATGGCAAAATACAATCCACCCATTTACAAGGAACCCTGATTACTTTTATTGCATACAAACGAAGTGTCGAAGTGTCGAAGTGTCGAAGTGTCGAAGTGTCGAAGTGTCGAAGTGTCGAAGTGTCAAAGTGCGTGTTACACTACGTGTTGCAAAGTACTAGAGTCTTTTTTGGACTCCAAAACAACCGAACTGATGTCTGTGTATTTTTGTAATAGCTTGGCTTTATCACCAGAAGATATTTTCTTTATTTTAAGTTTGTTTTTGATATGCTCAATAAACAGCTTTGTATCACTTGCCGTTCCATTATTCTTTATGACGTAATACAAGACTGCCTCATTGATGACCTTTTCGGTTTCCTTGGAAAATATACTTTTTGTTGAGCTCTTCTTTTTGGATCTATCTTCAGAGCCTTGTGGAAGTTCACCGTACTTGAGCCAAAATGTGTGAGTGTCACGATTGTACTTCAGTATTTTGATGCCCTCAATCATTCCTTTTTTGGGCGTGTAGTTCAAATGTTTGTACATCAGTCTCTTGGAAGTATATCCTTCTACAAGCAAATCGGTCAAACTTTTTACTGTTGCCTCGCGTCTACTTGTGTCGAGAATACCTTCTTGCACCATGTACTTTTCAATATAATAATTAGCAAAACTGGAAAAACGATCTTGGCGTTCATCGTCTGTAAGTAGCACCCAGCGCTTAAAGTACTTCCCTTCTTGGCTCACGGACTTGGGCTTGGCCGTCATGTAAAAGTTCTTTTGATGTGTTATGTACAAATACAACTCGTTTGTCAAGTTTTTTAATACATTGTTCACGTAGCGAGTACGTTGTTGTACAAGAGCATTCGCGTCGGAGTACCGTTTGCACAATTCAAGAAAATTGTCTGAAAAAATACTGCGTAATTTATCATTGTCACTTGCGCCGACGCTAATGTTGTCGCTGTCACAGTTTGTATTCAAGACGATTTGAATGTCGTATTTAAGACTGATGTACTCATGTAGAGGTATACCAGTCTCGTGAAACAGATCTGTCAACAATTTGACAACATTCTTGAATACCATTTTTATCTTCTTGGTTTTGATGTTGCTGGACACCACTTCTGATACCATTGTTTCTACCGTCTCAAGGGTGACCTTGTGTTCCGGGTCAAGGTGCGTGTTTATGAATTCTTGAATCTCAAGAGTGACAGCGTCAAGTTCACCTTGGGCTTCCTTTATACCCTTCTTGTGCACCAACGTGTCTACAAGATTTCCATACAATTCACCTTTGTCGTCTTGACTCTCAAGCCACTTGAGTCGTTCGTTTCGAATAGCATTTGCATTGGATACATTCATTTCGGCATTATTTGGGTCCAGCTCAATTTTAATAAATGGACACAACCCATACTTTGTAAGTACAGACACGTCTAGGAATAAGATACCTTGCACATCCTTAGGATCGTATTGGGAATATATTTGAGAGTAACTGAGAAAGTCAAGGTATCGTTCCCCTGTTGTAGTGTCAACCACAGCGTTCGCGTCCACCTCAGCGTTAGTGTCATCATTAGTGTCGTCCATACAATCGTTCGTGTCAGAACGCAATCTATGAGTAAGTTCTCGCAGTGTGGCAGTCTTGGCCTCTTTTGCATCTGTGTTATCACCATTATTAATCATTGCCTGAATCTCATTTTTGAGAAGATCAATTTGCGTTTCTAGATTCATTGACAGATAACTATTTGCTTGTGTACAACTCAATTTTTTAAACTTTAAATGCAATTAATTGCAGAATTGAACTAATTCAATTTTGAAGATATCACACAATCGTTTGACGAGCTCAATGTCCTTGTAAGGTTCTTTGTATACGATTTTGCGTATTTGAGCTGCGGCAATCAATTTGATGCACTTGGTACATGGGCTCTTGGAAATGTACATGGTAGTATTTTCGAATTTGCTATTGGCATACAAAATACAATTGGCTTCGGCATGAATGACCATACTGTGAACAAGGTCTCTGTCATTCCAATCTATGTCATCTGATATGCCTTGAGGAAGTCCATTGTACCCACAAGCGATAATTCTGTGGTCTTTTTGAGACACCATTACTGCACCGACTTTGGTAAAATCAGGGGATCGTTGTTTCACAGCTTCAGCTAATTGAATGAAATACGTGTCCCAGTCCGGTCTTCCAGACATAACAAGCACAACATACAAAGCACACCTAAAAAAAAGAAACTAGTGAACCGCGGCGGTTTTTGTCTGTTTTTTTTCAAAGACTTATGTAATGAACTTGCCGGACAAATTGCTTATCAATCTCAAGATAATAAGCAAAATACAGAAAAATGGAAGAATCACAAGAAGTTACGATGGCGTAATCTCGTTGGAGTCCGATGTCTTGTATCAGCCACTAAAACGTTTTTTGCTTGCAGATTCTCGTAAGCAAGCCATTTTTGAAATAAACAGCATCGTGAATGAAGCCTTGGATACCATTACGCATTTTCTAAACAGCAAACACCTTGCACCCACAAATAATGAAAGCGAAACATTTTTCAAGTCTTGTGAATCACTAAGTATCCTTTTAAGTGAACTTGAACATGCAAAAATGGGCATAGAAAACCTTAAATTTACATATCAGAATGATCCAAACATTAGTACACAAATGGACATCATTTTGCTAAAGATCCAGACAAATTTAAGAGACACGCGTCAAAAACTTGCAAACCTTCAAAGTTTGATTCCTAATGTCCACAGTAAACCATTCCTGAAATTACCATTGTTTGAGAATCCTATTAATTTAAGCGAAATTTCTGAGTAAAAGTAATGGAAAATACCTTTGCCGAGTACAAGCCTTACGAGGAAACACGAAATATTCTACAGCAACCCAAAAGTTATGTCATTTCAAATGTGTTCCTTAAAGGCTCACAATCACAAGCTAGTAGTGAAAATGGTGAATCAAAAGGGCCCGTTCACATATTTTTTAAAAGCTTTTCTGATGCTATTTTGGGATTTCTTGGGGACTTGTTGAATCCACAAGACGGACGCAATCTAGTAGACCACTTGAGTCATATTGTTCAAAAGGACAACCGATACTTTTATATAGGAATTCTTTTTGTTTTCATAGCATTGTTCTTTGTATTTTAGTGTATACGGGGCTGAGTCAAAAAAGGACAACCTTGGGTATTCTTTTTGTTTGTCGTTAGGTGTACATTGATAAATAACTTGTATCAGTTTCCTTTTTCGATATCACCCTGTCCACATAGTCTTGGCTTACAATTACAGTAGTTTTTGTACGTGATCGACGTGAGGATGTTTGTTCTAGGGTCAGTCCGTTGGGTAGGTTGTTTCCGCATACAAGTGTATCATAGTTAAGTTTGTAGATTACTTTTTCAATGTTTTTCTTTAGTTGCCTTACACCTGGATCATCTAATGTGTAGGACATCACATGTCGGATGACATCATCTGGAATACACACGTTGCGTTGCATGTTGACTGAGCTCACGATTTCGGGGATCACCTTTGTTTTGGCGATTTGTAATTTTTCATCAAATGAAGGTGGGCTGACATAAATTGTAGTCATCCTGTCTGAAACAATTTCATCTACTTTAGTGATGTCATTAAATGCGATAACAAAGAATACTTTAGACAAATTTAAAGTGACATTTCCCAAGTAATTGTCTTGGAACTTGTCGTTTTGTTCTTCATCGAGAAGGTGAGTAAGGATGCCGTTGAGCTCTTGACTTTTGGACTCGCTCATTTTGTCAATTTCGTCGAGATACATGATAGGGTTCATATATCCGGCATGGCACAAGATGTCTGCGATTTTTCCTGGCTTTGACCCAACGTATGTTTCCGAGTGTCCAGTGAGGACGTTGACATCGTTGAGACCTCCAAAGTTGATTTGATAAAATGGAAGTTGTAGTGCTTCAGCAAGGCTTCGAATGATCTTGGTCTTACCAACACCTTTTTGACCGCAAAGAGCAAGAACATGTCCTTTGCCGTTGGGATTAGTTATTTTTCTTGCCAAAAATTGTAGGATCTCTTGCTTCACCGGTTCAAGTCCAAGGATGTGTTTGTCCAATTTTGCCTTGACATCATCAAAAAATTCGGTAAGCTCATTAGGGTCACTTTCAGCTGTCACGGGGAAGCGCTTGTGCTTGTTGAAGGGCAATTTGGCAACTGTTTTTAGCCAAGTAATGGTTTTGCTGTAGTCACTGTTACCGGCCTTTTTTGCATTGTCGTGTTTTTCAAGAATATATGCTTTTGTAGGAATGTCGAGTTTCAAAAGAAGAAGTTGATCGCGCAAATCAGAAACATCTGCTTCCACACGACTTCGCTTTTTGTGGGAGTCAATTTGGCTTTCAATGTCCTCAAGCTTGCGCTTAAGTTTAGACTTTTGTTTTGAAGCCGTAAGCGGGATTGTCGTCAAAATTGGTTCACTTTGAGTTAAGACCGGTTCCCTTGTGAGACTTGGGCCAAAATGTCTTGAAGATTCTATCAAAGAACCCGATGTACAGAATATAGGGTTGGTAAATATATCTGGTGATAGTGCAATCCAGTGTATGTCCTCAGGATTTGGGAATGTCAAATTGTCCGACACATGATTGAGTACACATACGTAATACCCACTCGTACAATACACAATGTCCCCACGATTGTAAGTGCTGCCTGGTGTCCAATAACCTGTATACATCTCCTTAAATGTGTACATTTACAATATTTTCAATTTCTTTAAATTGAACTTGAAAGAAACTTTATTGTTCAACTTTTGAAAAGTTCAATACTAACATGCCGTTTGATACGTTTAGGACCGGACAAGTGGACATTACTTTGCTTGGAAGTTTAATACGGCGTGTAATATTACCGTATTTACACTCTCTGTACACAGCTTTTTCATCGATCTCAGGAGCTGGTTTTCTCAATGTCACTAATATAATTTGTTCATCTATTATTTGAACTTCAATATTAGATGTGTCAACGCCTGGGACTTCCATGTGAATAGTAAAGTGGTGTCTTTATCTATAAGGTCAACCTTGGGACTGTTCATACGTCTATACAAAGTACGTTTCTGTTGAATCAAGTTGGCAATTTGTTGTTGGTGAGCGTCGGTCATCTTGAAAACGTGTTGTGCACGGCTCAATTTCAATTTTTCGTTGATTGTAGAGAATTTCGAGCTAACAGAACTTCCAACGAAATCCGCACTTGTGGCAGTAACAGAATTTAGAAGTGGGTTCATCAGGGCTCCTTGTTTGTAGTTCTACATACTCTGTCTTGTAACTTTTGCATTTGTTACACTTGAGAATGCCGTCTGGAATGTCATCGAGGTTGATTGGTTTGATAGCTTCACTGTCCGCCTTGTACTTGGCTATGGCAGCTTGGTGACGTTCAGGAAACATGTTCCCAGGATCAAGATTACACAGCTCAAATTCATCGATTTCACCATCAAGAAGTCTTTTTAGGAGAAGTACGTTCTTAATATAACTATTTGGGTTGAGGTTTCCAAAAATACACACAAGCCGATTCATGTACAACCGTTTAAATTGGTCATTCCATGTATCATTGACTTTCTTTTTACAGTACCCACGTAAGGCATAATTAAATACACCTCTTTCAAGATTTAATGCCAGTTTTAAAATGTTGTCTTCACTAAGCTTATAGCCAGTGTAAACTGGGTGCTCACTTAAAGTGTCAGTAATAAGCTTTTTGAATTTATTTACTGTCGCATTTCTAACAGTGTGCTCAGGTACATAGCTTTCAAGACACTTTTCAAGACCTGTCATTAAACTACTTGTCATTAACACTATCTAAATTAATTTGTTAATTACTTTTTTTTAAATTATAGCGGTAGATTATAATAAAAAAGATGTCTTACATTCCTTCCCCGGTATTCTCGGACATTACAGAGCCTACAACCACCTTGACTCGTACTGATAGTGCTTTTGAAGGTCCTCAACAATCAAGACGCAACTCTAATGACGATGTCTTCTTGGATCCTCAAGAAGATACTCTACAAGAAGACAATAATTTTTGGGATGAATTCTTTAATTCTACGGAACCCTTTCCAATACCCACTACTGCATCCTCATCAGCAATTGTAAAGTCAGAAGACCCTGAACCTTCCGCGCCAACAGAATCTTCTGCGCCTTCTGCGCCACCAGAATCTTCTGCGCCTTCTGCGCCACCAGAATCTTCTGCGCCTTCTGCGCCACCAGAATCTTCTGCAACAAAAGAACCTTCTGCACTACCCACGCTTCAGGCCACTTTCTTGGATACTATTGAACCCT